CCATATGCGACCATATATACATGATCAAAGAAATAGGAGGGGGAATAATCAGTAGTTTTACAGAAAACATACATCATACTCAAAACATTGTAGAGGGTATTAATAACAGCGGTACCAGGATTTCCAGATGTTAAGGAATGATTCCAACCGTAAATGTTATTACCATGAAGGTGAATGGAATTCACTATTTCACAGAAAATAACTTTACGTATCTTTCGATTTTGGTCGTTATCCGGGTCGGTGGGATCGTCTTCGACATCACAAATGATGTCACAACAAGCCCACAGGATCTCAGCAAGTTCTGTACCATCAAAATTACGAAAATCGCCAGCAGCAACTTTGCTACCTTTGGATCGTAATTTCTTGGTAAGAACTTCCCAATCAACACCAGTGGCATTAATACCAACTCCACAAAAATTATGAATACGATTACGCATCATGTGTGCAAAGAAAGGCAAATAATATTGCCTCATGAAAATAACAAAATCCATTGGGCCAGCCGAGAAAACGCGAGTCTTCCCAGCTTTAACTTTCTCTATAGGACGAAGTTCATCCTTTAGAGTGTCAGCCCAAATAGTTTCCATTCTTTCACCCTTGCACGCAAGTTCATATCTTTTCTGTAAAGCGTTAATTAAATCAGGGTGGTCTAAGATATAATCTTCACCATCACCAAGCCATTTCCGTTTACCAGCTGTACCGCCAGTTTGGAAACACCAAGGAATGCCAGGTGAAGATCGTCTTTTAACGGGGGTAATGAAATCATCTCCGGGTAAGCCCTTAATGGACTCACTAACCGTAAGAATACCTTTAAAGTTCTTACTTCGGCCCTTCTTAAGGAAGGACGTCAATGCAATTCTACATCTACGGAGGGTCATAATATCAATGGTTGGGGTAACAACACCACATTTCTTAAGTCCTGTCATTAATGGATCAACTCGTTCTCCATCTATGACAAGGGGTTTAAGAGCAGCTGGTTGTTTAAAGGGCATTTTAACTAATTGATGAATAGGGGAAGGTCTCAATTCAGTCTTAGTGGGGCGAGGTAGTACATTGGGATACTTTCCTATAGGCATAAAATTGCCTTCAGGAACGACATGTTCACCAGTATATGGTAAATCGAGCTTTATTTGTGCTTCAAAAGAAACATTTCGTAAAGCTCGCTCTATCATATTCTGTGTAATGTGAACAGCCCAAGCTTCTCCTTTATAGCCAGCTACATGAATACCAAGTATTTTACGTGATAAACTAGGAGCAGAAGCAAGTAAAGGAGCACCACAATCGCCACCACTAGTCTCAGCATAATATCTATATCCTTGTCGTAATTGGATGGATTTACTAGTACCATCCAGGTCATCTAATGTGTATTCCATACTATCTAATATGGTTATGCTGGGGAGGGAAAAATCGTTATAGGAAAGAAGTCTATTTTGTCGTCCTAGGTATCTTAAGTGGGGAAGGTTACCAGGGATCTCAGAGAATTTACAAAGATCTTCTTGTAGAGTAAATTGCTTAATAATATCTCTATGACCATTAACAGAACGGGGTAATTCTATTAATACAGCGTCTAAGTCTTCATTCCTAGATGTGGTCAAGGGAATAATCTTACATTCACTCTTCTTAAAGTGAAGTCCATCTATATTAAAAGGATTAACTAAAGAACATTCTTCATTTAAGAAACTAACTACATGGCGCACGGTCAAAATTAAACGACCACGTACAAATAACACATTAACTCGGTCTTTCCAAACCGACCCATTAGGGGTTTCTTCTACAGTTCTTATTCTATACAGGTTATTAACTATCGGTCCATAACGCAATTCTTGGGAATTTTGATCAAGAGCCATCTCAGCTTTCAAATATGGTAATTCACGTTTATTTATTTCATCTGCAACAAGATCGGCTAAGGTATCTTCAATTTTAATACATAGTGAGGTTAAATCATGGCGGCCCATGCTACAACGCATCTGGTAATTAGCTTCTAAAACGGGAGTTATAGCTTGTTCACAGCCTTGCCTAAAAGTAAAACAAGACCAGCACAATGTTCCATTATCTTTACAGTTATCATCGGACATTACAAAGTCGGGAATAGCTTCCATTACAGCATCTAAACATACATTAGCCAAAGCATCAACATCACAAGTGCACTTTGGGCCAGAAAACCAAAATTCGGCAACAGCACGTTTTGGTCGTCTCTTCTCTTCTATACGGGATTCGGCTGTGCATTTACGCTTATCCATCTCTGCTGTAATGCGCATTCTTTTCCTTTTCTCTATTTCACGGGATTCAGTAATGGGTGGTATGTCTGAATTTCGGCGGGGGGGAACACTACTACTTCTTTGGGTACGAGGCATGTTAGGTTGTTTAAGGGGTTTACTAACTGCGGATTTCTTTTCTTCACTAGGAGCAAAGAAAGATTTCAAACCGTATAGAGCTACTATACCAACAGCTATACTACCAAATGTTATATAGTTCTTAGCTACTGTATCCTTTATGCGGTGGAAAGCATCAATTATAGTCATCTTAAAACGGTCGAACATAAATTCTACATAATTGCGGATGGGTCCAACTCTCTTATTCTCTGTTAATTTACGATCATAGATAGATTGATGAATGGCTCTATAGTCTACAGAACATTCTTCAGGGGACAAAACACGTAACAAATCTATCTCTTTGGCTATACAATATTCGCTAGCCGCTATCATGAACTCATAATAATCTTCGCTCTTAACAGCCAATTCTAACATTTCTTTCTCTTGGATTTCAGTTAGTATCTTATCATCTACTAAAGCGGTCTTATTAAAAGGATTAGGAGGGTCTCTAGCATTTACCCATATGGTTGCCTGAATACAACGATCTACAGTTATATCATCAAGATTTATTTGGGCTTTCATTGATGGTTGTGAAGGTTTTTCTTTAAGGTCATGACTACGCTGTTGAAGACATTCGAGTCGACGCTTAGAAGAATAATACATTTTATTATATTTAGTAATACACATCTTGGAAAATTGTTCATAATTAAGCCAAATCTCTTTACCTTTACTATCTACCATGGGTTTCTTATTCTCATGGAGACAGAAGAGATAAACATTTTCATCAAGGGGTTTGGAAACTTTATCAGGATCTAATCTTTCGGTGCCGGGAATAAGAAACTCGCTCTTAATCTTAACTTTGGCACTCAAATCTAAACGTCTATCAAATGCCTCTGGGCAAGTCAAAGAAGGGGTTAAGTAGTGGGATTCATTGGAGGTCAATATTATAGCGCGCGATGTAAAGCGCGTTCTAGCTTTATCTTCTAAATGAGCCATATGCAATGGCCATGGTGCTATATTCCGACAACGAACAATTTCCATAAATTCAGGGTTTGGAGAACCTTGAACGTCTTTCATCTGTCCGAAATCGTCATACACACATACCATCTGTCCATGGTATCCATCCCAAAACTCTTGTTCTACATTTCTAAAATAAGTCTCATCCATAGTCTCACTAGCAAGTCCTTCTTGAGAGCAAATATCCTGAGCTAATAAATATACTAGGCCAGATTTGCCAACACCAGAAGAACCAAACAAGTGAATAATAACGGGTTCAGTACGGGGTTCGGATTTTCTAACTCCTTGAGCTATTGCACGGTCATAAATCTTTTGCATCAGCATCCAATACTTAAGGAAGGGTTCTTTATCAGGAGGGGAGAGTTTAAGCATGTCAATTTGGCGTAAAAACATTAAGCCTTTATTATAAATCCGTTCTACATCGCGAATTGTCTTATAATCGGTTGGAATAGTGTCTTGTTTACTAAGAGGGGTCAAGCGTTCAACATCAAGGAACCAAAGTCGTATATCTGTAAGCATACTCTCTAAATCTGTAAGTTCAGGAGGAACTCCAAAAATAAATTGATAAACAGTTTTATACACCTTGTTAAAGATGGGAGAGAAACATTCAGACAAAACTCGGTATCCTTGAGTTGCACGACCTACATCACCTAAGTTCTTAAGTACGGTGGTAATCATAGATTTGCATGGAAGTTTATTAGAACCTAACAAACCACAAATGCAAGTAATGAGCATAGTAAGAGCTTTAGTATTTATGGGAGTAGCAATTTGAGCTTTGAACTTAGATCCAAACAAGCATGAGCAATGTTCAGATATCCAAGCCCAAGCGGCAGATGCTATTTTCATGGGGACATTCCAGGTCAAAAGTAAGTCAATAAATGTAATCGAAATGGAAGTCATATCATCTAAATTTCGAAGGATAAGAAAGAGTTTACAAGCAGTACTAAGATATTCTTTAGTTTGGGAAATAGCTTGGGGGATCTGGTTAGATAAGGATTGGATGAAGTTGGAAAGACTATCATCCATTCCTATCTTAACAGTGTGGGAATGATCATGATTAAGGAAAGCTTGTGCTTTAAACTTAGATTTACTTTGGGCAACAAAGCCGGATCCTAACTCGCTTTTATCGGATCCGGATGCTGTAGTAAGCATTCGGTTAAAGTGTTCAACGTTATTATTTTGGAGTATTTCACATAACTGATCATATTTAACATCAATTCCTACACGGGGGTAAGTTTCAATGTCACGTTGTTGCGGGGTCGTTCCAAGTGTCTTCAAATCGCACCAACACCAACGCTGTACTAACATGAAACCATTGAACATAAAATATTCAGTCATTTCACGGCAGTCAGGGCAAATTTTGGCTTGTATATCTTTTGGGGTTCCGTTACAAACCATCAAACGCAAAAAGCACTTGATGGTGTCATAAGGCTGGTCAATGTACAGTTTATTCATCAGTTTACTACGCAAGTAGGTCAACTTAGAATAGGGTTTATCATTAAAATCAAGGTCCTTTATCGCATGATAAAACGAAGTACTTTGCAAGTTCCGAGTTATCAGGTCCGTGTCATAATCCGTGCGGTAGTTGGTAATCCCTTGACGTGCAAAATGAATTGCAAGATTAGAAATATCATGCTCATCATCAAACGTCATGGGTTTATCAGTTGGGGGATCATGAAGAATATGTCGCTCACGCTCAACATTCTCACGCATTTTGGCCCAAATCTTCAACATTTTCAAGTCGAAGGCTAGGTCGGGTAAGGAAGCCATCGTATTCGTTAAGAATATTATCGAAAAGCTTACGAAATGATCTACAAATAACTACAGGTAACCTCAAGAGGAATATGAGTGATTTAAAAGCTTCAATCTGTTCTGTGGAACAA